TCATACCGTTTTGTGGTAATACACCTTGTGAACAGGCATCAATAGCTGGTGTGCCAAAGCGTGTATTAGTTACAAACTCGGCTAGATATTGTGTTGGGTTAAATGCACCGTTATTACTGAATGCATCATCCGCTGCTGTTACGTATAGCTTTGAATCATCATTACCTAGTGCAGCCTTAATCTTGTGCTCTGTGTAAGCAGCCATAGATGTAATTGGCGTACGAATAGTTGTTTGAATAAGTGGTGCTGTAATTGTTGGGCGTGCGGCTTCTACTGTTGGAGTATTAGCCTCTGCCTTTGCTTCTTGTGGTGCTGTTGCTAAATCTTCCACAGGAGTCTCGCTTTCTTTTATTGGATTGGTGTCCTCTGCTTCGTTTTCACTAGCAGCAACTTTAGTTACCTGAGCGTTACTAAACGCTGGGCTTTCGACTAGGCTAACCTCTTTTAAGATTGCGCTAGTTACATATAAATAATCTTTTTTCTGTACAGATTTGTTTACGTCAACGCCTACAGATAAACCGTCTATAAGTTGCTCACTTGCAAGCACTAAAGCATCTTGACCTTGCATGGACGCACTAATTTTGAAGCTAGCGTAAATACCATCTTCTGCTTGATTAAATTTTTGCATTCTGCCAATAGGACGCTCTGAGCTGTGTTGCATAAGCATCTTAACTTTGCCTGGGTCACCGATCTCTATTGAACCTTTAGCAAAGACCACTTTACCTACAGAAGTATTGCCTACTTCCTCAAAGGGTACAATTTTGCCTGCTATAACTCTGCGCTCATTATCTGCGCTTTCTATCTGACTACTGAATGTAAGTAGCATTATCGTTCTCATTTCCGTTAGGTGTTAGATCTTCCATTTCCTTTGCTTGATCTAAATCTATAAGTCCTAGAGTTAACATTTTTTCTATTGTCTCTAGTCTTGCCTTGTCATCTGATCGTAGGAAAGTCTCACTTATGTTAAAACGTACAATATGGCCATTAGCCGTTATATCATTCATGCTTAGGCGATCTTCTATGGCACAAATATAAGGCTGTAGTGAATAGGCTACAAATTCTTTACGGCCATCAATTATATTCTGATAAGTCATGCTGTTATTCATATCTGCACTTATGTAATATGCAGGTACGTTCATCGCACGTGCTACCTGTGTTGCTAAATACTGTTGGGATTCTGAGTACATCATATCTTTAGGACTAAAGCCGACTGCCTCATAAGATAATGTGCTAGTTAAGTATGCTGTACTTCTATTTTGACGTGCAGACTTCCATGCAGCTAGTAAACCTTGTACTTGTGATTCTGGCATATCTGCGCCAGTGTTTTTAATAAATCCTGTTGCCATAGGTGTTGCAGCAGATACAGCTGCGGCTTTTTCTAAATCTAATGCGCTTTGTATTGTACGTGCAGACGTTTGTAATACACCTTGTGTTAGTCCTTGGAATGTAATAAGTGAACCAATACCAGACATAGGTGCTTTAACACCATCTACAAAGTATTCATCTACTTCTGTGCCAAACTTGTTAGTAGTGAATGTAACTCGGTTATTAGCAACCCATTCAAATCTTGATGGTCGTAAATCATCTGCATACAATTCTGTAATGCGCCAATATGCGACACCGTAAAATATAAGACTATCGACAGTCCACGAGATAGTGACGGATCGTGGCTGTCGAATATCTGGCTGATCGCACCAGAGTGGCTTCGCTAATTCTGCACCTGTAGATTTTTTATACAGCTCTAATGGTAAGTAACTTACTACACCTGCAATTAAATTACGGCAACGCGACACAGCTGGTACTTGCATGGCTAAATTGCGATCTAATCCGCCAGGGAAATTACCTACACCTGTAGTAAATGAACCATAGCCATAAGCTGTGTCCATAATGGCAGGGGCGTATTGCGCTTGGACAGATTCTTTTTTATTGGTTATACCCAAAGCAGACAATAGACCCATATATATACTTTATACCATAAATAGGACTAATGGTGCAAATTACGCAAATATCTGCGCGGTTTGTTGTGGGCGTGTCAACTGGCTTACGACCATAGCCAAAGATATTGCAGCTGTAACGTCTCCTGCAGATTTTCTACGTATTATGCGCCAACCTGCGTCGCTAGTCTTAGCTGCACAGTTATTTAGGTGCTGTACTAAATCTGCCTGACCACTATGCACCATTCTGCCGTTAGCCATAGCATCCGATAGATCCGAACATGCCTGGTAGAACGCCTGACCAGATACATCTTGCATACGCCATCCGCTTTGCTCTAATCGTGTAGCTATTGACTGCGTGGCGTACTTGTCAAAGCAGATTATATGTGGATGGTATTTACGTGCCCACTCATTTACATCACTTGCCATCTTAACTTCATCTATTGCAATATCACTATGCCACAGCTGTGCAAGTCCTACGGCTATCTTGCCGTCTTTCATCTGACCCATAATTAACGCACCTGATCTGCGTGTAGGTGCAATATCAAAGGCCATTATAGTCATAGGCCCGACAGGGATCTCTAGCGTACTGTCGCTGCATGCTTCTATACTTCCATAGACCCAAGGGCTGACTGCGCTATCTACCCACTGGCATAACATCTCTGTACGTGTAGCTTCTATGCTGTTTGTGTTTACGCTTTCTTCTAATGTCTGCTCGCTAATTAAATACGATAATGCAGGGTTAGCCATAGCCCATGCTTTACGATCATTTATTTTGCAGTGCTGTGTTGCGCTGTATTCGTAATAACCTAAATTGTCCGGCGGATAAGACTTGCATCGCTCTACTAAATCGTTAAGTGTCGTACTAAATCCATCACCTGCGTTACTTGTCATAAGTGTCATAGCGTTAGGCCTTGCACGTGTTACTGGCAGTGCAGCTGTGTAGGCTTCTGGTGTCCACTCGCGTAACTCATCTATGTATAGAAAGTCTGCAGTCTTACCACGTGGTGCATCTCGTGTAGCTGCTGCTATCTCATAACGTGCGCCATTAAGTAAACTAATAGATTCTTGACCATTAGCCAGGCGTATCTGCCTTACTTGTTTTTTTAGCCACTCGTTATCTTCTATTGTGTATGCAACTTGTCTAAATGTATCTAGTGCCATATTTCGGTTAGAGGACATGCCTAATACGTTCTTGCTATTCCATAAGAATAAATGTGAGAGTATAAGCATGCGAGCAAGGTGTGTTTTACCATTTTGACGTGCTACTAATATAAGAGCTGTCTTTTTACGCCAATTATCTGCATCATCTACAGCTAGTAGATCATCTAAGACCCAGCGTTGCCAGTAACACGTGCAAGGCCTAACGCTATGACACTTATGACAAGTAACGCAGGTGATGGATTTAGTACGACACTTAACGATTTAGTAGAGCGATGCAAGTCTTATCCGCCGGACAATTTAGGTTACTACGAATACAGCGCAACACAGCACTGCAAGATAAATGATCGCAAAGCGTGGGCTATGGCTAACCCTGCACTATCGTATTTGATTAGCGAGCAGACACTAGAAGAGAGCGTAAACACAAACACCATAGAAGCTACACGTACAGAAATGTTATGCCAGTGGGTAGATAGCGCAGTCAGTCCTTGGGTGTATGGAAGTATAGAAGCATGCAGCGACAGTACGTTAGAAATCCCTGTCGGGCCAATGACTATAATGGCCTTTGATATTGCACCTACACGCAGATCAGGTGCGTTAATTATGGGTCAAATCAAAGACGGAAAGATAGCAGTTGGACTAGCACAGCTGTGGCATAGTGATATTGCAATAGATGAAGTCAAAATGGCAAGTGATGTAAACGAATGGGCTAGAAAATATCATCCACATATAATTTGCTTTGACAAGTACGCCACGCAGTCAATAGCCACACGATTAGAGCAAAGCGGATGGCGTATGCAAGATGTATCGGGTCAAGCGTTCTACCAGGCATGCTCGGATCTATCCGATGCTATGGCTAATAGCAGAATGGTGCATAGTGGTCAAGCAGATCTAGTACAGCATCTAAATAACTGTGCAGCTAAGACTAGCGATGCAGGCTGGCGCATAATACGTAGAAAATCTGCCGGTGATGTTACAGCTGCAATATCCTTGGCTATGGTCGTAAGCCAACTGACACGCCCGCAACAAACCGCGCAAATATTTGTCTAACTTGCACCATAAGTCCTATTTATGGTATAAAGTATACATATGGGTATATTGTCAGCATTAGGTCTAACTAATAATAAACAAAACTTACAGGCGCAGTATGCCCCAGCTGTTATGGGCGATAATGTTATTGGATTTGGTTATAACACGTTTGGTGCAGGCCCGATGGATCGCACACTTGCAACACAAGTACCTGCAGTTAACAGATGCGCTAATTTAATTAAAGGTGTTATAGGATATTTACCATTAGAGCTGTACAAAAAATCTACAGGCGCACAATTAGGTACGCCACTATGGTGCGAGCAGCCAGACATTCGGCAGCCACGATCCGTCACTATCTCGTGGACTGTCGATAGTCTTATATTTTACGGCGTTGCATATTGGCGTGTTACAGAAGTTTATGCAGATGATTTACGACCATCAAGATTTGAGTGGGTTGCTAATACTCGTGTAGTTGCACAAACAAATCAATTAGGTACAGAAGTTATTTATTACACAATAGACGGACAAAAAGTGCCGATGGTAGGCATAGGATCATTAGTTACATTCCAAGGATTAACACAGGGTGTATTACAAACAGCAGGTCGCACAATACAAAGTGCGTTAGATCTAGAGAAGGCTGCAGCTGTAGCAGCACAAACACCGATGGCAACAGGATTCTTAAAAAACACTGGTGCAGATATGCCAGAATCACAAGTACAAGGATTATTAGCAGCTTGGAAAGCAGCACGTCAATCAAGATCTACTGCATACCTAACTAGCACATTATCTTATGAGACTGTCGGTTTTAGTCCTAAAGATATGATGTATAACGAAGCATCACAATATTTAGCAACACAAATAGCACGTGCCATGAACGTACCTGCATATTACATAAGTGCAGATATGAATAACAGCATGACTTATCAGAATATAATTGATGGCCGTAAAGAGTTTGTAGCCTATTCACTACAGCCTTATATTTGTGCTATCGAGGACAGACTAAGCATGAATGACATAACTGCTAACGGCCACACTGTGCGTTTTAATATTTCAGAAACGTTTTTACGATCAGATGATAAGGCAAGACTAGAAACAATAGAGAAGATGTTGACCCTAGGACTTATAGACCTAGAGCAAGCAAAAGAAATGGAAGACCTAACACCTAACGGAAATGAGAGTGGCGATGTTACTTACGTTCAATAGTCAGATACAGAGTGCAGACGGTGAACGCAGAGTCATCGCAGGCAAAATAGTGCCGTTTGAGACCCCTGGTAATACCAGCGTGGGTAAAGTGGTGTTTGCTAAAGGATCAATAGATGTAGGCGATCCTGGCAAAATTAAGATGCTTATGCAACACCGCAACGATAAGCCTATTGGCCGCATGCAAAGATACAACGAAGAAGAAGACGGTATCTACGCTAGCTTTAAGATTAGTGCAAGCATGCAAGGCACAGATGCGCTAACACTTGCAGGCGAGCAGTTAATTGATGGCCTATCTGTAGGTGTAGATGTAATTAAATCATCACAGAAAAAAGATTATATTTATGTAACTAAGGCGATGCTTAAAGAAGTAAGCCTTGTCGAATCACCAGCATTTACAGAAGCACAAGTAACTAAAGTTGCCGCTAGCGAAGGCGAAGCGGATGCAACAAATCAACCAACTACGGAAAGTGAGGCACAAGTGGAAAATACCACCGAGCCAACAGTAACACCAGTGGTAGAGGTTGCTCCAGTAGAGGCCGCACGCCCAACAATTAGTGCATCCTTCTATACAGAGCCTCGCTCACCAATTAGAACACAAGCACAGATGCTAGAACACAGCATCAAAGCGCAAATGGGCAACCATGAGTCAGCACAATGGGTGCTAAAGGCAGAAGCAGATGTAGCAAAGTATTTAACTGCTGCAGATGACAGCTTTACAACTAACCCAGCATTTAATCCAACACAATTTGTACCTACAGTAGTCGATACACTTATCGGATCAAGACCAGCAATAGATGCGATCGGTACACGGGCGCTTCCAGCTGCAGGTATGACAATTTCTGTTCCTAAAATAACCACTTCAGGTACCGTTTCAGAAGTTGGAGAGGGATCAGCACCATCTGAGACAGGTATTGTTTCAAGTTATGTAAATCTAACAGTTAAAAAATACGCTGGATTACAACGCTACAGTTTAGAAGTTCTTGAAAGATCAAGTCCTGACTTCTTTGCGGCCATGCTTGATAACATGACACGAGCCTACAATAAGGCTACAGATACTGCCCTGATCGCAATTTTAACAGCAGGTGGCACACAAGCAACCGCACAAGCAGCAACATCAAACGGAATCATTGCTTACGTAGCAGCAGAAACACCTGCCGCTTACTTAGCAACTGGTGAGTTAGCATCTGCTTACATAGCAGGTACTTCACAATGGGGATTGCTAATCGGAGCTAAGGACACTTCAGATCGCCCAATCTACACAGCGCTGCAGCCAATGAACGCAGCAGGTACAGCTAGCCCACGATCACTACGTGGAAATGTGCTTGGACTTGATTTATATGTCGATCCAAACGCTGTGTCAACAACTATTGATGAGTCTGCATTTATTGTAGTTCCATCATCAGTATCAATTTACGAATCACCAATTCTACGACTATCTGTAAATCAGCCAGCATCTGGCGAGATTGAGACAGCACTTTACGGCTACATGGCCGCAGGTGTATTAGTCGCTGGTGGCGTTCGCCGCTTCAACCTAACCTAATAAGTTAGTTAATTTAATAATCCCTAGGGTTTAGTAGCCCTAGCCCTAGGGAGCTTTTTAAGAGAGGACACTATGGCCGCTGCGATGGTAACAATGGCAGAGTTACGCAGTAATTTAGGTATTGGCACTT